TCGACTTGCCTCAATATACGCTGTTGATTTTGCAGATAGTGTTGTTGTCCGAGTAAGTTCCTTTGTAAATTCATCTTTAGTGCGGGTCATCTCAGCTTCAAAGTAACCCAAGTCTTTTCTTAATAATTCAACATCATTTGAGGTTTTTTCTATAGTAGTCATTGCACTATTAAAAACTGTGATGCCACTATACAGAGAGCCGAGAATGACAGCCACTATCGGTATGTATAAAAATATATTTTTCTTGTCGTTCATAACTCCCCCGAATTAATTATTTAATTATTTTATCTAAATGTTTAGCTCCAGTGGAGTCTGTAACCATTATTCCTTTCTCAAGTGAGCAAGTATATTCAACTCTAATACCGCTAGTTCTTTGAGCTATTCTTTTAGCCTCAAGACAAACAGATATACTTGGTTGATGATACCAACCATCTAATCTCTTAATATCTCCCTCATTTATAAACATTGATAAAACTACTACTAGTTCAATCATTGTGAGTTCCATTATTTCTTAACTTATCTACAAGTGTCTCTAAGTCTATAATGCGCTCTTCTAAAAATTGTACTTGCATATCAACCCCAACTATCATTGGTAATTTTTCTTCAACAGTTTTTTTTAGTTTTTCAAATTCAGAAGAAGTAAATTCCAATAATAAGTATTGTTCTTGGTCAACTGTTAGTTGCTTACTTGCTTTTAGTAAGTCAGTATTCATTATTGTTATTTCTGTTTCTAATACAGTTAATCTGCTCTCTATTGCAAAATATCCATAGACTGCAATAGCAACACCCATAATTACTAAGGCTAGAGTTTTAAAATCAGTGCTAAGTTTTGTATCCTCTGTCAATTTCATTACTGACTTCCATCTAAAGAAGCCGAAATTTCAATTCCCATAGCATCAGTCCATGTACTGTTTGCAGGTACTTTTATTTCTATGCGATGATATTTTCCAGATTGTCTAAAAGAACCAACCCCATTATCATTACAAGTCGTAAAACCAGATTGTGTTACTGTTCCACCTGCTCGTTCTCTTGAAATTAAATTAATTTGGCTTGGTGTATATCCAGTAAAAGTTACGCCAGAGATTGTTGAGTCAGGCGCTACCACTATTGACAGTAAAGTATTATTTACAATGGTTGCTACAATAAATTTAGCATTGTTGAATTGACTATTAACATCACTAATTCTAATTATATCTCCAACATTAAGTTCTGTTGTAAACAATGTTCCAGTTCCATTAATAGTTGTACCAGTAATAATTATAGTTCCTGTTTTAACTGTAGGTTCAACATCAATAACAGGATTAATAGCAGTTATAAAAGTCCTTTTATTATCTGCATATTCTTGTTCACCAATGCTTAAGGTTGCTTCTAATGAGCTTCCACTAAAGGTAGAAAAGAAATTTGACGAATTAAAAGCCGAAAAGAATAAAGTACCACCTTGCCATATTCTACTATCAAAAGAGTCCGTAAACCCTGTATCAACATTATTAGAGATTGCATCAAGAGCCTCTAAAGTTGTTCCAGTTGTAAAAGCGGAACTTATGTTTTGAGTAGCAACATCAATATAAGACCATCTGTCAGCAGAATAATTATAACATAATATTCTATCAGGATTACCATTTGATGAGTTAGTAGTTGGGTATGACCAGAAAATAAGTTTATTTAAAGGGTCATGTCCACTAGTTATTCTTAATAAATTAGCTTGGTCTAAACTCTCATCAAACCATCTATCAATTTTGTTTTGTCCAATTAGTGTTGTTGTTTCTCCATTAGTTGAAGCAAACCCATCTTGAGAAAGAAAATAAGAAGTATTACCAACTGTAATTAATGAACCATGAGCAATACAACCTCGCTCTTGTTCAATAGCTCTTATTTGAAATATTGTAGAACCACCAACAAAGTTTAATTGAAATATTTTATTAACACACAATATAATACCAAATTCACCGCCAACAATTCCTGTTATCTCACTGGTGTCATAAAGTGTTTCTTCATCAGATTGGTCTGTACCTAATACCCAAGACGCATGATTACCAATAGATGACCAGTGTAATTTATTTCTATTGGTTGATTGCCAACCACTAACAACAAAGTTTCTTACTACTGCTGTATGCCAAAAGGTAGGCGGACTTCCTGTTAAATTGCCCCATTGATTACTATTGTCTAATTGCCAAACCTGCGGTGTATTAGACCCATTACTTGCAATTATAAAGTTACCAAATTGAGTAAATTGCCAATCATTTTCAGATGGGGTATCAAATGTAGTGCCACCAGAAACATCGGTAAAGCTATTAGCTAAGTATCTATAAAGTTTCGTAGCATCTCCCGCAAAAGATGTAATATTACCTGCACTACTTTTAAAAGAGGCAAAACCCTGACATCTAGCAGTCAAACCATTTGTACTTACTGCTGATAAACCTTTTGTTGGTCTATAGCTTTTAAAAGAGGGTACTACATTCTTTGCATCAACAAGACCTTCGTTCCTGTAGTCAGGGTGGTCTGGTGTCCAATCCAAAAACTGTTTATATGCCATCTTTAAATTCCACTCATAGATGAGCGAATAACTAATGGCGCATCTTGATTGTATTTATTCTTACTATTTAAAGAGATAACACTATCTAATCCGTTGTTATAAAATTGTAACCACTCAGCAGTGATAGTAGGGTCAATACCTCTAATAAATGTATGTGCGAAATACAATGAACCATATAAATAAACATCTGAATGATTATCTAGTACATCGTTAGTATCCGCATCAGCAGTTAAGGAATCAAAAGTTTTGTAGTAGTATATTTTTACAGAGTACGTTCCATCTGGAATAGGGTATAGGTGAATCTTATTTGCAATTATGGTATATGCTTGTGGTTGACCAGTTTGAGAGCCACCATACATACTAAATGCTTGTTCTGGAGTCACATACTGCAATGAAGATTTGTTTGCGCCATCAATATAAATACTTGCTACTCCAAGAAAGCCAGTTGGTAAGTCTTTAGTCTCTGTCGAAATAGACATGGTTTCAAGATTTATCATCTTGTTGTAACCCGTATTTGCAAGTTTTCTATTAAAGTCTTGTTCGGCTAGTTTAATAAAATCAGAAATCTCATTTGTTAAATCAGAACGACCTAACCAGTTTGCCACACTTGATTTTAAGTTTGCATAATTATTTAGTGCCATTTAAAATGTTCCTTCGCTTGTTCTTAAATATGCCCACTGAGGGTTATTTAATTTTTTTTGTAAATACTTGTGTTGTTCTTCACCTTCTAGTGAAGTAAACATGAAGCCATCATCTTTTAACCATTGATAAGCAATAATAGTTGGTATCTCGGCAATAGCTCTCATTGACCTATCTTGATTATAACCACTACTAAATTCATTCCGTTGTGCTTTGTTGTGCTTTAAAATATTTTCTACATCTTGATATTTTTGTTCAATAAGAGTTTTAGAATTTTCGTCTGCATGAACGATTGTTCCCATCTCACCATCATTAGTATGTTCGTATGTTTTCATTTTTAAATTTATGTTTTTTTAGGTATTTGTTTTTTTAATGTTTCGACTTCAACTCGAAGTTTAGAAAGCTGAGTGATAAAACCTTCTCGACCATATATTTCATCACAAGTTAAATGCCACATATCAGCACTTTCTTCCCACCTCATTTCAAGTTCTTCAATGTAATCTTCTTTAGTAATAACTGGCTTATCTAACCTAGTTGAATATTTAAATTTATTTCCAGTAAGTCTGATAATTTTTTTCTTTATTGCATTTTTTTGAAAATCAGACTCCATTTTCTTAACCATTCTAAATGTTCCTTATCAGTCATCTTATCTGGTGTTTTTTTGTTTTTTTTTGTTTGCTTGTTCCCAATTTTGCTGAACACTAATAAGTCTGCTTTCTTCTATCAAATCCCAATATTTAGGTGGGTTTGGAATATTTAATTTTTGTTTAACTTCATCAAATGGTGTGTGCAGGTAAGATTCCCAATCAATACTTAAAAACCATTTAGTTTTTTTACCTCGTTTATAAGCCTCTGTTATGCACCTTAGATAAACCCAAATTGGTGTGAATTGTATAGACTTGAAAAAGCCAATGCCTTTTGGATATTTAGATGGCATAAAACTATTTCTTAAAGATATAAAAAAACTAGCAAATAAAATTGTTGAATAACTTTCTCGCCACCTATGAGCTAAAGTAAAAGCAAGTACACTAACTTCACCAAGAGCAGAAACATCATAACCATTCATTAAGTGT